GCCGAAGCGCTGCTCTCGCGATCGGTGAAGCTGCTCGACATGGTGCTCACGAGGACGGAGGAGCTCCTCGAGGAGGAGGGCATCGAGCCGACGACGCTCCGCGAGGCCGCCGGTGTCGCGCGCGCAGCGGCGACGCTCGCGGCCGAGCTGCGCGCTCGCGAGAAGCAGGCCGCCGCGCTCGTGAAGAAGCTGTCGCCGCAGATGGTGCTCGCGTACTGCCGCCAGCTCAGCGATGGCGCATGGGATCGACTCGTGCGCGAAGTCGAGGGCGCGCGGAGCGGGGAGAGCGTGCTCGCGTGACTTTCACCGTCAAGGTTCGCGGCGACACGACCGGCGAGCGGTACGCCGCATACACGTGTCCCGAGCACGGCGCCTTCGACGCGCGCGTGTCTCGCGCGGCGGTGCCAGATACCCAGCCGTGCCCGTCGTGCGGCGTGACATCGCGGTGGACGATCGGCGCGCCGCACCTCAAGACGACATGGGGCGCTGCGGGCTCGACGATGCGCTCCGGCGAGCGACCGCCGAACACGCTCGACACGCGCCCGCTCGCCGAGGGCATGAAGAAGACCGAGTGGGACGCGATGCACGCGAAGAAGCGGCGCGAGCGCCAGTGGAAGCGCCGGAAAGACCGCGCATGACCATCATCTACCGTCCAGCGCGCGCCGACGTCGACGACCGGAAGTTCATCGTCGCCTCGTGGCTCGACTCGTACCGCGATGCGAAGAGCGCCGGCATCATCCCCAAGGCGATCTGGTACGACGTCATGTGGCCGATCATCGACGCGCTCGTCGCGCGCCCGCGCTGCACGACGGTCATCGCGCATGACACCGCGCACGACGTGCTCGTCGGCTTCGCCTCGATGGAACCCGGCGACCGCCGGCCGGTGCTGCACTACGTGTACGTGAAGGCGCCGTATCGCCGCGGCGGGATCGCGTGGTCGATGCTCAAGATGATCGACGTCGACCCCACGGCGCCGTTCGATTACACCTGCTCGACGCCGATGCAGATGTTCCTTCGCGACAAGATCCCGCACGCCCGGTGGGAGCCGTGGCAGGCGCGCAACCCCAGCTAGGAGAACCGATTCATGCCCGAGCCCGAACAGAAGAAGCCCGCACCCCGCGTCAACAACCCTGACGAGCAGCTCGTCAAGACGCTCAAGTTCCCGCCGGGCGTGCACCTGGATCTGCCCGGCGACAAATCGAGCGCCGGTGGCATCTCGACCGCCGGCGAGTCGCCGCAGGCGCGCTGGGAGGTCTACCGCGTGAAGAGCGAGCGCGCGTTCCGGATCACGTGGTACCCACCGGGCACGCGCAGCGAGCCGAGCATCAAGTGGGTTAGCGAATGGGGATGTAGCTGGGAGCTCGCGTGAGAGGCGCGTAGTAGTCGACGCCCGCGTCGACCGGCCACCACGCTTGAGCGTGCGTGGCCACGACCACGGAAGCGAGAACACGCCAGCGCCGCCCGCCCCGGCGCCGAGCCGAGGACAGCTGGGTCAAGCCGCTCATCGCGCGGCTGATCGCCGACTGCCACGACGACCAGCGCGCGTGGGTAACCGACCCGGCCGAGCGCTCGACGGCGCTGGTCGGCCGCGGCGGCGGCAAGACGACCGGCGGCCTCGCGCGCTTCCTCATCCGCATGCTGCGCCAGCCCGGCGCGAAGTGCGTGTTCATCGCGACGACCCGCGAGAGCGCTGAGCTGCTGATCTGGGCCAAGCTCAAGGACACCTGCGAGCGCATCGGCCTCGGGCCCGACAAGGTCTCATTCTCGGAGGCCAAGCTCCGCTGCACGTTCAAGTTCAACGGCTCGTCGCTGCGCCTGGTCGGTGCTGACAACAAGCGCGAGATCGACAAGCTCCGCGGTCAGCCGTTCGACGAGGTCGGCATCGACGAGGGCGCGTCGCACCCGAACGCGTTGGTCGAGGCGCTCGTACTCCGCATCGTCGGCCCGCGCATGCGACCCGGCGGCGCGCTGTGGATCGTCGGCACGCCTGGCCACGTGCTACGCGGCTTCTTCTACGACGCGACGCGCCCGGGCTCACCGCTGCACCGGCCGTGGAGCAAGCGCAGCGATCACCCGGGATGGAAGGGATGGAGCTCGCACCACTGGACGCTCGAAGACGCGGCGAAGACGACGCCGGCGATGCGTGCGCAGTGGGAGGAGCAGCTGCGCGAGAAGGAGCGCAACGGCTGGGCCGACAACCACCCGGTCTGGACCCGCGAGTACCTCGGCATCTGGGCGGCCGACGACACGACGAACATCTACCGCTACCGCCCGCACGACGAGCTCGGCAAGCCGTTCAACCAGTGGGACCCGGAGCGCGTCGGGCCGCTCGGATTCGCGAAGCTGCCCGCCGGCGAGTGGAGCTTCGGCATCGGCCACGACATGGGCCACAGCGACCCGTTCACGATCGACGTGTTCGCGTGGAACGCCGTCGGCGACGTCCTGCACTGCTACTGCTGGGACAAGACCGAAATGTACCCGCTCGCGATCGCGCAGGTCATGCTCGGCGAGAACCTCAACCACGATCACCTCGGCGGCGTGCTCGCGTACACGGGCTGGCCGGAGGAGTGGGTGGCCGACGGCGCGCACATGGCCGACGCCATCCTCGAGGAGCTACGCCGCGTCTACGGCGTGCGGATGATCGCTGCCGAGAAGGGCTACAAGTACAAGTTCCCGGCGATCGAGGTCGTCAACGGCATGCTCGTCGGCGGCAAGCTCCGCATCCTCAAGGGCAGCGCACTCGAGGTCGAGATGACGCAGCTGCAGTGGGCCGAGGACCAGTACGGCAAGCTCGTCGAGAGCAAGGGGCAGGCGAACCACCACAGCGACGGATCGATCGGCGTGCTTCGTCGGATCGCGCCCAAGCTGACCGCGACCGTCGTGACGCCGCCGCCTGCGCCGAAGGTGAAGGCGGCGGCGGTCGAGCGCGGCGAGCCGCCGGTCGACGACGAGCCCTCCGACGTCGACGAGATGCTCGCGCCGGGCTCGTGGGACGACGGTAACGACGGACTGTAGAAGTCGACGCCCGCGTCGACCCGCCATGACCATGGACCGGACGTGGCATCGGACCCGACCGCGATGGTTGCGCTGCTGATCGACCGCGGCAAAGCGCTGCGGGCCGCCGGCGTGCTCACGCTGACGATCGGCGACATGGCCGTCGTGTTCGCCCCCGACCAGGCCGCGGACCCCGCGCCGGCGGCGAAGGTCCAGACCGAGCGACCCGACGCGATGGATGACCCGGACACGTTCGGTGGCGAGCTGCCGAGCTTCGACACCTCGGACGGTGAGCCGTGAATAACCCCGGCCAGCCCAAGAGCGCGGGCCCCAACCAGGGCGCCGAGCAGTTTCTGTGGTGGAAGGCCGACAAGGGCAAGGCGTGGACGCGCACGCACGCGCACGCCGCGAACATCGAGCGACGCCAGGCCGGCATCTTCAACCGCATCCTGCGCTGCCGGTTCCTGTACGACCCGAACGCCGCGTTCGCGATCTGGAACCGCCAGGTCGACCCGCGCGCGATGCTCGAGCGCGTCACCGAGAACGTCGTCGCGAGCAACATCGATACGGTGACCGCGGTCCAGGCCGCGAGCGACGTCCGCGCGCGGTTCATGACCGATGACGGCGACTGGTCGACCCAGCGTCAGGCGCGTCAGCGCGAGCAGTACGCGAACGAGCTGTCCAAGCTCTACGACGTCGACACGAAGGTCCGCAATACGTTCAAGGAGGGCGCGACCGTCGGCACCGGCCTCATCGCCGTCTACGCGGACCAGGACAAGCAGCTGCGCGTCGAGGAGGTGCTGCTCGAGGACGTCATCGTCGACGAGCTCGAGACGCGGCACGGACCGCCGCGCACGCTGCACCGCCGCAGCAACGTCGACCGCGAGATCCTCAAGCAGCAATTCCCGGCGCTGCCGGCGCGCACGGCGATCGACCGCGCGGGCACGTCGAGCTTCGCGTCGTGGCGGCCGTGGACCGCGTACCAGAAGCTCGAGCGCAACGAGTGCATGCTACTGCGGTCGTGGCGGCTGCCGATTGGCGTGCGCGGCACACCGGGCTACGTGCCCGGCCGTCACGTGTGGTCGATCGACAACTACGATCTGCTCGACATCGAGTGGCACAAGGACCACTTCGGACTCGCGAAGTTCGACTGGACGCGACGGACGGCGGGATTCTACGGGATCAGTCTGACGGAGCGGATCGCTGGCCACCAGCGCGCGCTCAACAAGCGCAACTGGCAGATCGACCGCACGCTCGACCAGTGCGCGAGCCCGACGACGTTCGTGCGCCAGGTCGACGCATCGATCGCCACCAAGACGACGAACACCATCGGCAACATCGTCGTCGTCAAGGGCGACATCCCGCAGGCGCCGGTGTTTCCGCAGGTCCACCCCGAGGTCTACAAGAGCCGCGAGGACCTCAAGGCCGGCGCGTTCGAGGAGACCGGCCTGTCGCGCATGGCGGCGAGCTCGGCCAAGCCCGCCGGCCTCGACTCGGGCGTCGCGCTGCGCGAGTACCGCGACCAGGGCAGCCAGCGCTTCGCGATCCAGGAGGGCGACTTCGAGAAGCTCAAGCTCGACGGCGAGGCGCCGTTCCCTGGCGTCGTCTACCTGATGATGGACACCTGCAAGGACCTCGGCGACGCGGCGCCGACGGTGTCTCGCAGGAACCGGTTCGGCGCGAAGAAGATCAAGTGGTCGCAGGTCGACATGAA